GTGGTGTTTGAAGTGGATGAAACGGCGGGGGCATGAGCTGATACTTAATACATGCCGGGAACATAGCCATTCAATTAACACAGATAAACAATGCTTGCTTTGCGATGCAAGAGGATTTTTGATAAAAGAAATATTTAATTTTGATTATTACAACCAAAACACCCCGGAACTAATCGCCCAATATGGCGGTGACTGCCGGAAAATATCGGCTGATTGGATGATAGACGATAAAGCGGGATTCCTTGGATGGTGGTCGATTCCCTTGATAGTACTGTGGTTAGAGTTTAAAAATCGGATGAAATGAGGATGAGAGATGACTGAAAGGCGTGGAGAAACTAAAGTAAAGCGATTTGCAGAAGCAATAATTGAACGAGCCTAAGAATTTGGGAAAAGGCGGATGGGAAAACTGCGAAAATGATTATTTAGTTTACCAGATGTATCAAGAGTGCAGAGAGCTTTGCAGGGAGCTTGAACGGAAAATGAGCTGTTTTATTGGCACTGAAGATCGGAAAGAAAAAATCCTTAAAGAATGTGCTGATGTAGCTAATTTTGTAATGATGATTGCGGATAATGTTAAGGCACTGGATGACTGACCGCTGTGAATATTGCAAGCAGCCTAAGAGTTTATGCTTGATGTGTCCGAATAGGAAAGGAGCAGAAAATGAAGCCAATATGTAGCGAAAAAGAATTAAATCGATATTACCCGGCAAAGTGTCAAAAATGTTGGTGGGTTGGTAGTAGCAGTAAGGTTAATGGTGGAGGCCCGCTTGGTGATTCTGGAGATTACGACGATATTTATTGCCCAAGATGTGATTCTTGGGAAGTGGATGAATATCATTGCAACTATTTCCCTTGGTATCAATTTATCTTTGATTTTATTTGGTTAGTGTATGGCAATCCAAAACACAAGCGTCAACTGAAACGGGAGGAAGAATATTGGGAAAGGGTCGCTAAAGAGTGGGAGGATAATTTATGATCATTGAATTTACGATCCCGGGTGAATTACCAGGTCTTAATGAAATCATAGAAGCAGCCAAAAGCCACTTTGGGGCATATGCGGAAATGAAAGAAATTAACACCGACGCTGTTTGTTGGATAGCGAAGATGGCTCAAAAATTGGCTAATCCAATAACAGCCACTATCGTTTGGTATGCCAAAGATAAGCGGCGCGACCCCGACAATGTAATGGCTGGTCAGAAGTTTATCTTTGATGGGTTAGTTAAATCTGGAATTATTCCAAACGATACGTGGCGATATGTTAAGGGAATTACACATCGATTTGAGATTGACCGAAAAAATCCACGGATTGAGGTTGAGATTAAAGAGATTATTTAAAAGATTAAAGAAAGAGGATGAAGAATGAGAGATTATAGACATAAGGGCAAACGGATTGATAATGGGGAATGGGTGTTTGGGTGTTTTAGCCAATCAATGCTTAAATGTTATATCCAATATCACGAAAATGGTACAAGTTATTGCTATCAAGTCATCCCCGAAACAGTCGGGCAATTTATAAATCTTACTATCGGTGATATTGAATTTTACGAAGATGATATTTGCAAAGATGAACAGGGAAACATATTTATAATCAAACACTTCACATTTTCCTTTGAGGCATGGTATCCCAAAACAGATGACATAAAGTCTCTTTTGGGATTATGGAATATTAAAAAAGTCGGCAATATTCACGATGGTCCAGGGATAATGGAGGGGATGGAATGAACATTTATTGGTCTACAGCATTAACCAATATCTTTATATGTTTGGCCGTAATTGGCGGGTTATTTATAACTAAAAGCCCATGGCGTTTATGGGGGCTGATTTTTATTTACGGAATTAAATTTGGCAGCGAAAATGAGAAAGTAGAAGAGAATGGAAATGGAGAGGTTGAGGAGGTGCCCAATGACCAGGGATGAAATTTTGGGGATGGAAGCGGGATTGAAAATTGATGAATTAATAGCCGAGAAAGTTTTTAATCATTGCGTAACCGATGTTAAACATCTTTATGAAGTTTGTGCCAAATGCAATAAGCAAATACAAGATCATTCCGAAATAAAAGAATATTCAACTGATATCGAAGCGGCTTGGAAAGTGGTGGAGAAATTAACCGAAAGGCAGCAAATACAATTTGTTAGGGAACTAGAGGCTGTTATTCGTGGCAATTCTGAGTGCCGGTGTTCATCTTGCATTTTTAAATTGATACACGCAACGCCAGAAGAACAATGTAAAGCTGCATTATTAGCAGTGATGGAGGCATCCAATGATTAGATTACTCTATTGGCTAATAAAGAAACGTTGGGCGATATGCGTAAAATGCCATTATTATGAATATCAAGGGATTAAATTTGATGGAAAATGTTATTCGGCATGCAAATATTATATGCATCAACCTGATTTTAATTATGTCAAAGGATTTTTGCCGAAAGCCGAATTAACCTTTTGTTCGCTCCACAACCACGAAGGAGTTTGCTGGGGATTTAAGGAGAAGGAGGTAGGGGATGGCTGACAACACTGTAAAATTATTGTCTCAAATTATTAAAGAACCAGCAGATTTGGCATTGGCGGTCATGGCTTATCATACATCAATATTCCCTTTAGTTTTAGCAAAAATTTTGAATAAGCAAAAGGAGGTAGGGGATGAATAGTGACAACGCTCAATTAAACGACGAACAAATCGAAGCACTATATAGGCGCTATAACTTTAACAAAGAACAATTAGAAATATTGGCAGAGCCGCAGATAACATCTTATCTTAGATTAACTCCGCCAAGCCATTCCAAATTAAACAACTCAGATAATTCAATATTGCGGAAGATTCAAGCAGAGATCGAAGTCTACATAGTGGACAAGTTCTTCAAGATAATGACCCAGGAAGAAGCAGAATTCATTAGGCTACGCTTCTTCCAAGATGTGGATTATAAAATTATTTCGGGATGCATGCAGTTTTCGGAAAGGAAAATATATAACATTAGGGATTCGGTACTGCAAAAGTCGCGTAAGATATTAAGTTTTGCAATCTGAATATCAATCACTATTACAGAAAATGTATGCAGTTTCTATGCAGTTACAAGCGGGGTTTTCGGGTGTATGATGGTAACATGAAGAGATAACCCGAGAGGGTGAATCGACCCGGAATCTGTGAAAAGCCGGGGACACGCACAAGTGAAATACACAGGAGATAAGCCCCTTAATTGGGGCTTTTGCATTATCTTAGTAATTAAAAGCTGATTGTTGATTCGAAGATGCCAACTCGGAAATATGCATTTCCTCGTACTTGTCACTCACATTATCCTGATATACAGCGGTGAGATATACAGAAGATTATTAATTAAGGAGTTAAGTAATGATTAAGGTGATAATTAAAGATTTACGTTTAATTAATAATTTACAAGTGAAAGAACGGACTAAAGAAGTAGAGGACAAATTTAATAAACAATTATTACTAGATACTATTGATTTCATGTGTAAGTATAAAGAAGGTGATTTGAATGGCTGGAAGACCTAGCAATTATAAGCCGGAGTATTCAGAACAGACATATAAATTGTGTTTACTTGGTGCAACTGATAAAGAGTTAGCCGATTTTTTTGAAGTTAGCGAACAGACAATAAACGCATGGAAGCAGAAACAACCAGAATTTCTTGAGTCCATGAAAAGAGGAAAAGTTGAAGCTGATTCTTTGGTAGCTCAAAGCCTTTACAAACAAGCTCTTGGTTATGAACGAGATGAAATCGAGTTGAAAGTAGTATCGTTAGGTAATAATGACGGTTCTGAAGTCCAAGAGGTTCCGGTTAAAAAATATTATCCACCTATCCCGACTTCGGGAATATTTTGGTTAAAGAATCGCCAACGAGATAAGTGGAGAGATAAACAAGAGATTGAGGTATCGGGTGAGATTAACCTTGCCGACCGGATGAAAGCTGCCAGGGAAAGAGCAAACAAAAAATAAATCAAAAGTAAACGATGATTTTTCCATATCACCGTCTCTAATTCAGAGGCGGTTTTTTCGTTTAGTGAGGTCTTAAAATGGTACAATCAAAAGTAAACTACGAGGACGAGCTGTTAAACGATATAGCCTCGTTTTCAAACGATCCATATGGATTTGTTTTATACGCCTATCCTTGGGGTGAAGGAGAATTAAAAGACTTCGACGGCCCCGATGAATGGCAGGCAGAACAACTAAAATATATCGGCGATCAACTTAAAGCTGGGGAAATCACAAATTTTGAAGATGTAATTCGAATGGCTACAGTTAGTGGTCATGGAGTCGGGAAAAGTTGTGAAGTTGCCTGGTTAATAGATTGGGCTATATCAACGCGAGAAGATACCAGAGGCATAGTAACTGCTAACACGGATACCCAATTAAGAACAAAGACTTGGCCGGAGCTACAAAAGTGGCACCGGCTTTCTATTTGCAGCCATTGGTTTGAATGTACCGCAACGGCCATTTACTCTAAAGATTCAAAACACGAAAAAACTTGGCGAATAGATGCTATACCTTGGTCAATCGCTAATACAGAAGCGTTTGCCGGTCTTCATAATCAAGGAAAACGCATTTTAATTATATTTGATGAAGCTAGTAAGATTGCAGATAAAATATTCGAGGTTACAGAAGGCGCATTAACTGATAAAAATACTCAGATTATTTGCTGTTTGTTTGGGAATGGGACACAAGCAACCGGAAGATTTAGAGAGTGTTGGCGCAAGTATAGAAGCCTCTGGACTACATATGAAATAGATAGTAGAAATGCCAGGATGTCAAACAAAAAGCAGATCCAAGAATGGATAGACACCTACGGAATCGACTCCGACTTTGTAAAAGTCCGTGTTCGCGGCATGTTTCCGAACGTGTCAGCCAAACAATTTATATCAACCGAAGACGTTGACAAAGCTTATGGGGCGCACTTAAGAGATGAACAATATAACTTTGCTCCTAAAATAATCACAGTGGACCCGGCGTGGGAAGGCGACGACGAATTAATTATCGGATTACGCCAAGGATTAGCGTTTAAGATTCTAAGAGCATGCGGTAAAAATGACAACGATATTCAAATAGCCAATGTTGTTGCTAACCTGGAAGATGAAGAACACGCGGATGCGGTATTTATCGATGGCGGATTCGGCACAGGGATAGTAAGCGCCGGTAAAACAATGGGTAGAAATTGGACAATAGTTTGGTTTTCGGGTACATCCAGTGACCAAGGATGCTTAAATAAACGGGCTGAAATGTGGAAACTTGGCAGGGATTGGTTAAAAGAGGGTGGAGTTATTCCACAAGACCAGGTGCTTTACAATGATTTAATTGGGCCGGAAACAGTGCCTAGATTAGATGGCAAAATACAACTTGAATCAAAACAGGATATGAAAGCCAGAGGCATTCCTTCGCCAAACCGAGGGGATGCCTTAATGCTATCCTTCGCTTATCCGGTACGAAAAAAGAATCGTAACATTGGCCCAAGCAATCTTGAGTATTGCAAAAATGATTATGATCCATTTAAAAAGGGGTGGTAGATATGGGAAGCACGGCTGATAAAATTGGCAATTGGGCTACTAACGTTTGGCATGATATAAGTCCTGCGTATGCTGTAAAGCAAGCGCAAGAAGCTGAAGATGATGCTGAAGCCGAAGAGGAAGCAGAAGAAGAAGAAGCCGAAGCTGATGCAGTTGAAACGGCACGTAAAAAAGCCGCACTTCGGTATGGGCTATCAAAAACTATTTATACCTCCGCTTCCGGTGACACTTCATCGGTGGCAACCACTAAAAAGAATTTATTGGGGCAGTAAGGATGTGATTACATGCAAATCGAAGATAGAAAACCATTTGAACGACATTTCACTGATTTAAAAGAGCAGGCGCAAGATCACGTCCCGACATGGAAAGAACTATCAGAATATATAGCACCTGAAAGAGGCTTCTTTGAAGGGCAGCAGCCCAATAGACACCAAGGAATTGATCACAGGATTCTTCTAGATAATACAGCTACTAAAGATTTACGTGTATTGGCTTCTGGCATGATGGGCGGTCTTACTAGCCCATCACATCCTTGGTTTAAGATCGCTATTTCTGATAGAGATTTAATGCAATCAGAAGCGGTAAAAAAATGGCTTGATGATGTTCGAACTATATTAATGGACATTTATAGTCGCAGTAATATTTACAATATGTTTTACACAATTTATGAGGAATTAGGAGCCTTTAATGTGGCAGCCGGATATATTGGCGAAGATTTCAAGGATGTAATCCGGTGCCGCACATTTACAATTGGAGAATATTATTTAGGCGTTGACTATAGCGGCCGTGTAAATTCTTTTGCAAGAGAATATTGGATGACATCCGGCCAGTTAGTAAAACAATTCGGGATTGATAATGTTTCAATTGATGCCAAATCAGCTTATCAACAAAACAATTTGGAAAAATGGTTTCAAGTTTATCAGCTGATAGAGCCGAACGATGACCGTATTCCAAATAAAAAAGATAGTAAGAATATGCTTTTCCGGTCTATTTATTGGGAACCAGGTTCGCCCACTAATAATGTATTGCGCTATTCAGGGTATCATGAATTTCCAATCGTTGCGCCGCGATGGGATACTTTAGGCAATGATTCTTACGGGCGCAATGGTCCTGGAAGATTAGCTATTGGAGATTCTAAAACATTGCAATTGCTTTGCCGTGATGGGCTAATGGCACTGGATAAAATGAACGACCCTCCAATTGTTAAACCGGCTAGAGTTGACACCGTGAACACTGCCCCTGGTGGGGTAACAATCAAAGATAATTCTAGTCAAGACCAAATTGGACCATTATATACGGTTGATCCTCAATTGCAAGCATTAGAACTATACAAGAAAGCATATCAAACATCAATTGATGAAGCTTTCTATAAAGATTTATTTTTGCTTATAACCAATATTGCACGGTCTGGGGTTACGGCAACCGAGATAAACGCGAAGCAGCAAGAGCAATTATTGCAGCTGGGCCCTATTATTACTAGGCTAAGTTCTGAGTGCTATGATCCAATTATTGAACGTACATTTAATATCGCAAATCGCGTAGGGATGATTCCTAAACCACCACAAGAGTTAGAAGGAATGGAAATACAGGTTGAGTATATTTCTGTTTTTGCTCAAGCTCAAAAGATGGTCGGGACTACAGCGATAAAAGAAACAGTGTCTTTTGCCGGAAGTTTAATTTCAGTTCAACCAAATATTGTTGATAAAATTAATTTTGATGAGGCATTAGATAGAATCGCTGATATGAACGGCGTTCCTCCGGGAGTTATACGCGGAGACGAAGAAGTTGCTCAAATTAGAAAGCAGCGAGAACAAGCGGCACAACAACAAGCGCAGATGCAACAAATGCAAGTAGCGGCCCAAGGAGCTAAGACGTTATCTGAAACTAACACAGAAGGGAATAATGCTTTAACTGCTTTGCTAGGAGGCGGGCAATAGCGAATGATTTAATGTTATTAGATATTTCAATGAGAATCAATTTGGCGTGTTGGGCAATTCCTTTTTATTTGGTGATTCATCCTAATCTAATCAGCATTAATTTTTTGTGCGTTTACTTTGTAATAAAGTGGTGATTAACAATGAGCGAATTTGAAGATATCTTTAATCGCGATTATAACAAAGAATCCAAAAAAGAAGCCGCTGACAAATGGGTCAGACTTCGAAGAGAACGTGAATTAAACGATCTAGCCTGGATTCTATCGGATGAACGTGGTAGGCGATTTATTTGGCGAATGTTTGGGATGTGCAATGTGTTTAGTTCTATATTCTGTGGTGATGCATTACAGGATGCTAGAAACAACGGGATGAGAACGATTGGTTCAATATTTCAAAAGGATATAGTTGAAGTTGGAGGATTCAAGATACTCGACACCATGAACAGCGAAGATAAGATATTGAGAGAAAAAGAAAAGGATTTTACAGGGGGTTAACGCTTTGGAAAAAGTAATTGTAAAGCTTAACCCCTTTTACTTTCGTAAGAACGAAGGCGTTAAAACATTGGTTGAAGCAAAGAAAAAAGAGGTCAAAAATGACCAATAACCAATCATTTGAGCAGTGGGCAAACGACATTTTGCAGTTTGTTGAACCGGCCATGTACGACGTAGGAGAAGGTATTGGAGATGACGTTGGGGAGTTGCTTAAACGCCAAGCTCGTTATACCGGATATGCCGGAAGATTGGTTGAGATTTACGCTTATGCAGAAGTATTTTTAGTGACCGCCAGGGCTGAAGCTATTGAAGAATTAGCAAATAAAAAGATTCCTGCTTCATTGGTAGCTCGTATAGCTGAAGGAAAAGTCACAAATGAGCTTCGAGTTTATGAGATGGTACATAGATTAAATAGTACATTGTCCGATCAGTTGATTGCCATTGCTTCGCGATTGAGATTTGAAAAGAACACAGTGGGGTGAACTCCATTTTGATTGATTATAGCCTTTCGGTGTTTGCTAAACCGACTAAGAAAGTGAAACAAAGTAAGCCGCTTAGAGGTAGAAAAAAGCTAAAATCACATTATGAACCAGTACCATTAGAGGTAAAACTAGCCGCTCTTGAATTAAAAGGGCGGTTTTGTCTTGCCGGCCACTGTCCAAATTGTGGAGGTAAGGCAGAAGTAAATGAACATGACGATCCTCACCATTTTCCGCGCCGGAGCAAGCAAGGTAAAAATATTGTAGAACATGTATGGATGGCAAGAAGGGAATGCCACTCGTTTTTACACGATAACCCTCTTATAGAACGCATGGCATTTAAGGAGATCGAAGCGGCGGGGATTCCGGTGGTATGGAAAGTAAAACAAAAGAGCAATAGGAAGCTAATCAAATGAAATATAGAAAAAAGCCTATTATAGTGGATGCAGAAGTTTATGAGAAAGGTTTAGAAGAAGGATTCGAGTGTCGAGCCTATGGAAAAGCATTTGACCAATGTTTTTTCGATTGCGGCAACGAACGTGAATATAAAGAAAATTGTATTAAAAAGGGGCGTTCAGTTCCTTTTATTCGTACTCTGGAAGGACCCTATTATATAACTCCTGGCGATTATATAATTACCGGTGTCAAAGGTGAACGTTATCCTTGCAAGCCAGATATATTCGCGGCTACATATGAAAAAGTAGAGTAAGGTTCGGACCCTTCCGGGCCTTTTTAATTTGTGTTTTAAAGGTCGGTTATCACAACTGACCTTTATTTTAACAGAGATCACTTGGGCGCTGTGAGATAACGTGCCAAACCTCATAACAGCGAAATTCCAAGGGTGAGATTACTTGGGACAGCGAAGCACTAGAGGGGTGAGAGGCCCTCGAAATTATGAGGTATCTAAAATGGATGAATTAATCAGATTAGACACCAAGAATGAAGAATTTCCTATTGACGGACGTGAATTGTGGGAGAAATTAGAAAGCGGTCAAAAGTTTGCAGATTGGGTTAAGGATAGAATCGAAAAGTATGGTTTCACCGCAGGTCAGGACTTTTTCGTAAAATTGCGAAAAACTTCCGGTCGTCCAGCAGAAGAATATCGCTTCACATTGGATACTGGGAAAGAGCTTGCCATGCTAGAAAATAATGAAAAAGGCCGACTAATTCGCAAATATTTTATCGAGGCTGAGAAACAAAACCGGCAGAATAAAGCCGTTCGGCTTGTGGGCAAAGAAATCCGCAAAGAATTAACTGATGTTTTAAAGGAAACTGGTATTAATGAGCAGATGCACGGGTTCGGTCACAAGACTGTCACTGATATGATTTATAAAACAATCTATGATAAGAATGCGGCACAGTTGCGGATTGAATTAGGACTTCCACGAACTGCAAATGTCAGGGATAAATTAAGCCCCGAAGAGTGGAAAGAAATAGCGAAGATTGAAGATTGCACTAAATCATTGTTTGCTATCGGTTATACATATCAGGAAGTCAAACAGATGTTATCTGAAAAATATATCAAAAGATTGCCGAAATTATAGGTGCTAGAGTGACAAGTAATAACCTTTTGCCTCGCAGTTTATGAGCCACGGACTTTTCACCCGTGGTCCTCCTTTTGCTGCGGGGCAATTAATTTAAAGAGAGGCACAATGAAACGATACAGTTTTGATTGTTACGAAGAATTGATTGAAGATGAAACTGGTGATTGGGTCAAATACGAGCCTTGGATGGATAAAATTAAGCCTATTTATGAAGGCCATGCAATGAAAATAGTTATTGAAAATCATTATAGTTGGGCTACCCGGCAAGAATTTTTACTTCCCCGAATGCAAAAATACAAAATAATTGCAATTCCAATTGATTAAAACCACGGCAATTGCCTGGATTATGAACCTAAATGAGGTGCTAAATGACCGAAGAATCTTGTTACGATAAAATTCCTATTCAACTTGAAAATGAACTACGCTGCGGTTGCCAATGCCATTCAGACATTATCGCAAAATATAACGATGATACTGTAGAAATTAAGTGTAAGCACGGGAAGACTACTAGACTGAAAGTGATTGATGGGGAGTTGAAGGAGGATAAACGTGGATAATAGTGTTTCTACTCCGTTTGATAAAATCCCAAGAGATATAATCAAAGCAATGAAAAACATGATTGATAAAACTGAAAATTATATGCACGATACCGAAGGTTATGTCTTTTACGTTTCGCCAAAAGGAGATTTGGCTGAATTAAAAGGGGTCATGGGTTACAGAGTTTTAAAAGATTATTATTTACCACCTAATACAGTTTATTTTACAAAAGAAATTATAAATAATTAAATATTACTAGAGCCCGTGAGGCCGTTCATTCCTTAACCGGAGTGGGCGGCCTTTTTATTTTGTCCAAATTTAAATAACCAGGAGGTTTACATGTTACGAAATTTCAATATTCAAAGCACTTTGAAGGGAGGTGAAACGAATGTTTACTAAGTTTCCGAAACTATTTAGTCCCGATGATGGCGGTTCTTTACTTGGAGGCGGTGGAGAGGGCGAAGGGTCTTTATTAGGGTCAAACATAACCACAGAAGAAGCAACCAAAGAAACTACTGTTGAAACTAAAACCGAAGAAGTTGTCAATCCTCAGTCTTCGAGTCCAGAAAACGCTCTCGAAAAAGAAGCCGAGAAACAAGAACCGGAAAAAGAAAAGGCGAAAGAACCTGACAAAAAGGAACCTGAGAAAAAAGAAGAAGAGAAACCGGCTCCAAAAGCACCCGAAAAGTATGATTTTAAAATGCCTGAAGGTGTCACGGTTAATGATTCCGCTATGGAAAAAGCTACTGCCAAATTCAAAGAGCTAGATTTAACTCAGGAACAAGCTCAGTCTTTGGTTGATATTCAAACGGAACTGGTCAAAGAACAGGCCAAAGAATATCAAAATTTGTTTGAAAAGACCAAAAATGATTGGAAGAAGCAAGCCATTAAAGAGCTTGGCGCTAACTACAAAGAAGAATTGGCCTATGGTGCTAAATTTCGCGATCAGTTTTTAAGTCCTGAAACAGTCGCGTTTTTAGATGAGAATGGTTTGCTTAGCCACCCGGCAATCGTCAAAGACTTTATCAAAGCTGGTAAAATGTTGGCTGAAGATAAGCTTGAAGCGGAGGGGAAAAAGGGTAGTGAACAAAGTCTAGGTTCGATTTTTTACCCGGATATGCAAAAGAAATAAAACTTAAGTTTAGTTTTGGCAGCCCTAAGAGGCTGCTTTTTTATTACAAAAAAGAGGTGAATAAAAATGGCTGAATTAACTGGCTGTAAAACTTTGATTGATTTTGCTAAAGAAACAAACGACAAAAAAACAATGAAAATTGTTGAAATGCTGGCGAAAACCAATGAAATCATCAGCGATCTTTTACTTGTTTCGGCCAACAGCGGAGATGTACATAAAACTACTCAAAGGGTAGCTTTACCGACAGTCTCTTCGCGGCGTATTAATCGCGGTACTGTTCCCAGCAATGCAACTAACAAACAGATTACAGCAACTTGTGAAATCATGGAGTCTTTAGGGCAACTTGATGAGGAATTTTTGAACAGGTTCGCCGATCCAGCCGGTGCCCGCATTACCGAGAACTCGGCACACATGGAAGCAATGAACCAAGAAATGGCCACCCGGCTATTTTATGGTGATTCCGAGGCAAACCCCGATCAATTTACCGGGTTATCAAAGTATTATTCCAGCACCACTGGGGAAACAGGAGATAACATCATTCTTGGCGGCAGCGCAAGCGGCCAAACCGACAATACTTCATTATGGCTAATCGTTTGGGATGAGCTCACTTGCCATGGGTTTTTTCCAATGAACTCCAATGCTGGTATTTACCACGAGGATAAAGGCAAAGAACGTGTGTCGGATGGCCGCGATCCCCAAGGCTTTTACTATGCTTGGGTTGATCAATTCAAATGGCGTTTAGGTTTAGCGCTTCGTGATTATCGGTATGTAGTCCGTATTCCTAACATCGATGTTTCATTGCTCGATACTGCCGGGGATACATCCGACACTTCCGCTAATTTAATGAAACTGATGATCAAAGCAATGAATACCGTTCCCAGCTTGCAAACTGGCAGAGCCGCATTTTATTGCAATAAGACCGTAAAGACCGCTTTTGATATTAAAGCATTGGACAAGGTGTCAGGCGGATCGTTAACCACCAAAGAAATTGCTGATGGTAAGTTCGTTACATCGTTCTTAGGCGTTCCGATTCGTAGATGTGACAACATCCTGAATACCGAAAGCCGTATTTCTTAATGAAAGGCTCCGCTAATCCGGGGCCTTTTAGCATTTAAAAAACAAAAAGAGGTGAAACCAATGATTAGAGATCAAAAGAATATTATGTGCGAAGGCCAAGCTATTTCTTCCGCCGATGCTGCTTCTACAAATTATATTAATCAAGGCGCCGCGGGTGATGCTTACGAATCGCTTTGGTTTGTAGTACGCAGTACTGTTGCAGGAACTGGAGCAGGAACGATTGTGTTCAAACTTCAAACTGCAACTGATTCTGCTTTTACTACTCCAATTGATTTGTACACTAGCGCCAGTTTTGTAGGGACCGCATTAACCGCCAATAGTTTTGTGTTTAAAACTCGTGTTCCGGTTGGTGTTAAGCAGTATTTGCGGACGTACTTCGATGTTACCGGAACTATCACCGGAACTTTTGACGCATTCTTGGTAGCGGATGTGAATATCTGATGGCAAAGTACATTGTAGAACGTGACTGCTATGGATTTCAAGGTAGGTATTGGCGCAAAGGTGAAGCGGTAGAGTTATCAGAGAGCGAAATACCTAATCACCATTTTAAACGGCTTGAT